CGACTATTATGCCGTTTATAAAGAAAATTACGACTTGTGTGCTATAAAAAATTTGCACTCCCCTTTACGAGGAGTCTACATAAAACTAACACATAGTTTTGTAAATTTCCTTATAAAAGGTAAAAACCTCTATAGAAGAGGCGGGCCGCCGTATGGCCCTAAATCTCCGCCGGATTAGGCGTAGGGGTATATGAAAAAACAACAGGCACACAGATAAAAAATACTACATTAAAATCTGGTCCCGTACCACAATAAAATTGAGTATATAGATTTGAATCAATAGTTCCATTTTTTATAGTACGAACTGTTGTAAATTTAAACCAATCATTATTTTGATCATCTATATTCATGATCGCTGCTGAATTAGCATAGTAATTAACTGGATAAGTATATAAAAATTTAGAAGAACAATAATAGGGCAAATTAGCACTTAAACCAGCTTGAGTAAGCTGGTTTGTTAATGCTAAACCAGATTGTGCATCTCCTAAATTACGGTAATTGGATTGATCATCACCGTTCATCAATTGCATTCGCAATGAAGTACTACTAGTATTAGCCATTGCAAATGTAAAAGGTGTTCTATCCGAATTGGAAATAACCGTCATTCTACCTATAGAGGCATGTCCAACACCAACAGTTGAATGTTCGTAATCAGCATCGCCAATAGCTTCGCGAACTACATTAACTGTCCAATTAGTACTTCCTTTATATCCAAGAAAACAGGCTACCGTCCAATTCAATGGATGCATACAAACCCAATTGAAATTTATATAATTATCATTAGCTAAATTCCTTGCAGATTCATTGCCTGTAGTATCAAAACCAAACCATTGGGGTAAACGTTTAATAGGATAATGTATAAATTGCGTATCTCCACTAAAATCCCGATTTTTAGGTATCACTTGACACTTTGACATACTTTGACGGTGTAAGAGTTCTCGAATAGAAATTATTCGTTCTCCTATCATTTCTGTATATCTCTCAGATTTATCTTTACCATTAGTTAAATCAACATGGTAGACACGATCGGCTTGATATTTCAAAAAAGAAACTCCTTTTTTAAGAGCAAAAGGGACACTAAATTCAAGATTCTCAGCTCCTCTTACAAAGACTAATATGTCTACATCAGAAGTAGCTTCAGGGGCTGTTAACCTATTAATAACTCTTACTTGCAAAGTACCATTTGATGACGACATCGTACCTGCTGGAACCGTACCATTTGACCAAAAAGGTGTGGTTATAGTATGACTAACTTTATTGAAAGGTTCAGCTTGCATCCAGGGAACTCTCAATTCAACTTCATCTGTTTCTTCCAAATCCATAACAACGTTATATACACTTGGATCACCATTATTAGGCATATTAGCTAAATTCTTAACATTCGGATCCCAAGCAATATTGATACGTCCTCGATGATATTTACTTTTAATAACTTTAATTTTAAAAATAATATCACCACGCCAATTTTCAAAAAATTGAGAAAAATGATGCATAGGTGTACCATAAGTTTTAGGCATTGTTACAGTATCATAAGCATACAAATTTGGTGTAACAAAACTAGTAAAAAGAATAACATTCTCAGCACTAGTTGTAGCCCACAATGAACCTGTTAAGAAACTTTCTCGTCCTACTAAACTCTGTATAGTTAAAGGATCTCCTTCATCAATACCATCATGTTTTGTACTAACAGAAATTTCTTGATCTGGTTGTAAACTCAACTTATTAATAGGTTCACTAATTGAACTACTTGCTAATGTGTGAAAAGCTAATGGTTTATAAGGCTGAACATCAGAAGTATTAGGAACATTTGTAAATCCAAAAAAATCTGCAACCGATCCAATCGCACCACTAACTGTTTCTGTAGCTTTGGCATATTCCCCTATAATCGGTACATCTGACAATTTTGAAGCTATGCTTTTAGCCGTACTACAAACTCGACCAACTGGGCCTTGTTCACGTTTAGACTGTAATACGACAGAAGAAGTATTTCCTGAAATTTCAATATCATCAGCCCACGCATACACAATCACAGTAACACCAGCTGTACTAACACCATTAGCAGATCGTAACTGCGCATATTGTACTAGATCTATTTGACCTAAATTATCTAACGTAGCTGCTGTAGATAAATTAACAAAATCTTTAGGGTAAACAAAAGGTAAAACGATTTCTTCAGTTGAAGTACGTTGTGGATCTAACCAAACGTGTGGTTTCTGTGAAGTTAAAACTTGATAACCTGCATCATAACTCAATGTTCTACCTGCACGATCATATACAGTATCACCATAACCTGGTGTATACACAGCTGCTAAAGAACCATAATAGAACTGAGAAGCATTAATTGTAAACTTAACATGCAACTTACATCTCATTAAAGCATAATTAAGAATCTTATTCTTTATTGCAGGAATAGAGAAAAATAGAGTCCAAGGCTTATAATTTACTTTAAAAGCTCCGGCTTCATTCTCACTCCATGTATAGCTAGCTATTTTAGCTGGTCGTTTAAGATAAGATGCTAAAGTAGTAGAAACTACCTCATTACTAGCCACCATATCTAAGTCAGTTGAGATATCAATTGGAGTCTGTGGTTTCTCATTTACGAACTTAAAAGTCTCTTGATCAACCGCAATAGTTTCAGCAATTGGATCTGCTTCTGACATAATTTTGTCCTCTATATCTTTATTATAGTCATTAGAGGTTGACTTTTGATTATTATTATAATTAGCGAGTAAATTAATCTTAGGGCAAATTTTTAACTCATTATTAATACCCGCACTCCTTTGATCGGGTGGCAACCAATCCCATCCCTGAAAAGGGACTTTGGGGAACGCCCGGGTGGCCAAACTCTGATATTCCACTCTCGAATTATAAAGGGGGAGATCCTCATTAAATTCGCAGTAACTAACATCAGAGGTGATATTTTGGCTACGACCCATCACGGCCGCTCGACCTAAAAATAGATCGAGATAATACTCATAATCTTTAAAAGGTTGAGAATTCAAATAAATTTCCATTTCAGTTGAATGTGGAGCATTAAGTAAGAATTCTTTCCATTCTTTAAAGAAAACTTCTCCATACATAAAAGAATCCATCAAAGTACTAACCATCGATTGATACAATTGATATTCTTTATGTACAACTTTACTCTCTACTTGATAGGTCAAAGTCCTGCAAAGAGATTTTAATTCCAGCGGAGCTAAGATATAACCAGTGACCTCATCAATACAAAATTTACGTTTAAGAAAGGTAACTTCACTTATTGGTATAAAAGGTATTGACGCTGATTCTTTATCCGCCATGGTGTAACCTACTCCAAGAAATTCAAACACATTACTAATATTAGTATGATTAAAATTATCGTAACCAGAATTAACACCAACAACATGGTCATCACCTAATACAACTAATTCCACATTCTCAAAAAAATCTTTTACATCATATCCACATTTAATAAAAGCATAGGATAAATATAAAACATTGACAAAACAATTAAGAATAGTTGTCATCTGGTGACCAGAAACTTCAGAAGATAAAAATGTAAAATTACTGCCAAAATAATCTACACAAGGGTTACATACTTCACCTTCTATCACATCTAACACATTCATTTCCTCATCTGAATAACCGGCTTTTTTACACAACTTCTTGATAACCAAAAAAGCATACCGTAAAATAACGAAATGCATTCTTTTATCAAAAAATGCATAATCTCCAGCTATAAAATGATCCTTATTGAAACGTGTTAAGCATTTATATAATTCACCCCATTCTAATGAAAAATGACTCATACCAACTGCACATTTAAAAAGTCGTCTATTACGTTGCACCACTCTACAAAAGGAAGCAAGAAACATTCTTACTATGATTAGTAGAGTAACAGGACAACTATAAAAAACTCTAACTTTATTTAATTCTGCTTTTTTATGAGAGATAGGTTCATCTTTTAAATTGGCACTAAAAATACAATGAGGTCTAACGCCTTCCTCCATCTTAACAAGAGCTAATTCAATAGCTTCTTTGATCTCTTTTTTAAAATAACCTTTCCCATCTACTATATCAAGATATTTCATCTTACTAGTTTTATAAGGATAACCCATAGAAGTTTGGCGATTAATTGCATCAACATAATTAATTCCTGGCACTCCATTAACTGCTGTTTCATAATCGTAAACTTCCAATAGTTTTAATTCAGTATCAGGTAAATTAATATCCAAATACACATAAAAATTTTCTGCCGCTAACAATAATGCTTTTTCATCAAAATTGACAACTGGAGTCACTATTTCTTTTAAAGACAACTGTTGTGGTTTCCAACGGTGCATAGGTGGAGCTGTATAGAAATCTCCAAAACCTTCTCGTTTTATAACATAATCATGAATAGAAGTCTTAACGACACTACTTTTATATCGTATATTATGAGTTTTCAATTCCCCATGATAAACAATAGTAGGATCTACCTGATAATCTAAAAAACAAGTAGTTTTCTTTTGATATTCCACTTCAGTTATAACTCCAACTGAACACCCAGAACTATAATCATAATCAGAATTCAAAATTGGAGATGCAAACATATAATAACCTCCATCTTTCTTATCCATATCTAAAGCAGAATGTATACCCAATAATAATGGTCCACGTTTAGTATCTGCAAATAACAGTGAACCACATTCACCATTATTAGTAGGCATCTTTGAAAAGCACTTCCACGCTTCATTAATAGTGCAATGATGATCTTGAAATTTTGACTTAGTAATGTTGTAAACTCTATGTTTAACAACATCACCATCTGCCTGTTTAATCAAATAATAACCATCCATATGCCCACTAACTTCTCCTTCAGGAAGAGCATTATACAAACTTCTACGAAGATTGGTCACTATCAAAGGTATTGACTTTGTCAAAATTATGCTAATATCTCTATCAGGCATATCAACAAACTGCGACGGGTCAATATCAATAGTTGACTCAATCCTACTCTGCTTACGACTCATAAAAGTCAACTTCATCTTCATTTTGCCATCTTGTCTTATATGTTTATTTACCAAAATAGCATCAGTTCCAAGAATTAACCCTCTAGTTGTATCAGAGTATTCTTTAGTTTTAATTTCAATTATCACCATATTAGTAACAATGGCTGTATCCAATTGATCAAGACTAGCGAAACCAGTAGGTTTAAAATTGGCGGATGTTAATCCTTCATTAGCATACTGCCAAACATTATGTTTTTCTTTTTCTTCACAAGGCTTAGGAGAAACAACATAGTCAGATAATGACTGCATTACAGACCTTTCTGTCTTATCTTCGGATAAAAACATCTTTGATATCAATTGTTTCGTACCATAAAAGCCTAATAATGAACCAAATCCAAACATCATAACATACCATTTATTCTTGAAGAACCAAGTTTGTTTAAATGCTTGCCCAGCTTCATAAAAAATTTGTTTTCTTATATTTATATCAAAAATATATGGATAAACATACTCTTTCACAAAAAACCTTGTAACTGCAAAGTCTTTTAAATACCACACACTCGCTCTAACAAGTCTATATTGGAAATAACAAGTAATACCAAATTTAACAAAAAATCTAAAGATTCTATCTGTAAATCCTTTCAGTTTAACTTTTGGTTCACATGCTATCTCGGCATAGGTGAGTTCTCTATCTTGTAATGAATGATACTTATACCACTCCAAAAATTTTGGAAAATCTTCTTCTATTTTATCTCGATTAAAAGAACTAACACTCACAATATAAGATGAAACAAGTTCTTGTAATACATACTCTTGCAATTCATCTTCATTTAAACTCAAAGTTGCAAACTCAGATAACTCATGTAAAATATCATAAGCATTTCCAACTTCATAAGAATCATATTGGAACTTAAAAACCATAGTAGATTTATAGCTTTCCCACATAGAAGGCGCTAACTTTAAATTACTATAACTTTTGGATGAAAATAAGCTTTGTTCTATTACATTACACTTGCAAAATTTAACAGGAAATTTGCACTCTTCACACATTGCATTAATCATTTGGTTTCTCTTAACAAACCAAGTTTGCTTTTCATTATGTTCAATAGCTAATGGAATTATCCATTCAAGTAATTTACCCCAACTATCAAACTTATATGTTTCTCGCCAAACAGCTCGATTAGCATCTCGCTGTGGATCTCGACCATCATTTGGTTTATAAGGTGTAGAGATAATAAAATTCCAATATGGACAATACAACTCCTGAGAATTTGTTACATCCACATTAGGTTTTAATAATCCTTTCTCATCCTTATATTCATCTTTGAGTTCAACTGTAATATGAATAAATCTTCTCATTACAGCAAAAGGAGAACTAAATATTAAATTAATATTTAAATCTCGAACATTGGTTGATATCATTAACAATGAAGGTCTAAAGGGCACTTTACCTTTCTCAGACAATTCAGCCATAGGCATATTAAAAGGTACACTATTATCCATTTTAATGAGATCAATAACTCCTTGATCTGGTTGACTTGAATTGAATAACAATTGAGCAGCATCATCAACAATAACAACAGCTTTACTTTCAGTATAACCATCATAATGATCTGATGAACCTTCATGAATATACACATTGTCCTGACTAGGATCGTAATTTAAAGCAGAACTCAATGAAACTCGCAAGACAGACATAACGTCAGTTTTACCAATTCCTGGTGGTCCGTAAATTATAATACCAAAGGGACTTTTTCTTATACGTGAAGTGGCGTTAAGAACTTTCTGTTTAGTTCTTTTAATTACCGCTGCTCCAAGTAATCTAGAGATATTAGCTTTAGCTAGTTCATGAATACTGGACTTCATTAATAATGTGCCTTCATCAATAATGTTATCCAAAGTATTAACTATTTCAGTAGACGTTTTACCATATACTTCAGGACAATTTACAGCTTCATATTCAGCCATAGCCATCATTAGACGTGTATGCCAATCACCGACCGAAGTTCCATCAACAAAGAACGGTAACATTGTACCACTCGCTATCGATTGAGCTCCAACTTTAATAGTGATAGTAATAACTCCTATTATTGCATCGACAAATGTCATACATTCCCAAGCAGTAGGATACTTTTCACGTTCAAACTGATCATACATCGTAGCATTCACCTTCAAACCCATTTTATAGTAAATTAAATGGGCCACAGTATGTGAAAACATGCGAATGTATCTCCTGCCAAGCGTGGTATCTTTCAACTTATCATAATGCAAATAAACATTTTCTAGAGTTTCATACCATTTATCATCCTGCAATTGCATAAACTCATCTAACTTGAGAAAATATTCCACTGACATAGTAACAATACTTTCCCCAGTAATTGACCTAACTAAAGCTAAAGTATGTTCAGTTAATTCTAGAGGTGTATGACTTCGTTGTACATTTCTAAAGTAATATAATAAATTTTCCAGGAAAAATAACATTTGCTTTGTTTCTTGAGGCAATAACGAACTTTGAGGTAAAACGCGATAAGCTGTCAAAACTAACTCATTATCATTTTCTCTTTGTAATTTCCCAGTTTTGCTGTTACATATATTCCAATAACAAGTAATTTCATCATCAAAATCCTGACAACAACAATTAAATTTAGGATATAAACAATCACAACACAAACTTCGTAAGAAATCATAAAGTTGAAGCACATCGGTTGCTCTTACAACAACAGTATACTTATCTGCTATTTCCAGCATATACTTCTTTCCATTACTACTACACCGACCGCGACAAATATACCTTGGCTTATCCTTAAAAGCAAAAGCTTTACACTGAACATTAGCACAACAAGCATAGATGTTTTTAGGTGGCTTCTTGTCATAATCTTGATTTGAATCAACACATGCAACCATATAATAGTAATCTTCATTAAAATCACAATACAATTGAGGCTCACTCCTTTGAGATAATTTAAATCTCAATTGATTCTTTGAATAAATTGTCAAATCTCGAACGAAATCGATCGCATTATCTTTCATTTGGAGAAAGGTGTTTTCACTCACCACTCCAGTACGCTTTAAGAATTTTGTTGATCGTAGCATTTTTATTATTTGTCTCTGATTCTTAAAAAGAGTATTATTTCTCCCGTCCTAGGGATAGTCTATTCATTCTATAGACAGAATCTACTTGGATTTACACCATGTAGAAGTAAAATTCAAAATGTATAGGTCATGATCTTTAATAGACCAGCCTGAAAAAACATAAAATCTTAGAGGTTTTAAACTCCTTACTATTTCGTAAGTCATAGGTTGAATCTATATATACACATTAAATTTTGCGTGATTTTTTATAACATGCAACAAATAAATAAAACATAAAATATAATTAAATCTCTTTAACCATCAAGCGGGTTCAAAATTGCTGGTGAAAATAGTATTAGCTATATGATGCTTACTAATACTCCAATCACAATTTCTAGCTCCATTCTTCAATTTAATAATATTAAATAATTTATCTAAATGAATATATTTTTTATTTTGTTTTTAAATTTTTTAAAATATAGCAAATCTTAACATAAACGATACACGAATTACTGTAGCTGCAGTCAAAGACCGCACTTTCGTAAGATTTGTAGAAAATAATTAAAATTAAATTTTATCTGTTATCAATCTGTAAATTAAAAACAGAAATAATTTGAGTTTTAAAGAGCATTACAGTACTCTATAATTGCCTAGATAATAAATTGTAGTTTATTATTAGGACTATAAACAATTGATTACGGCTAACTACAATTAGCCTTTATATAAACGTAGGTATTCACGTTTAAAAAATGCGATACCAAATACCGATAATATCATTATGAAATTGCGTAGCACGATGAAGAAAGCTTTATAAGCTAACTAACGTGTGACGAGAACATAGAGAGAACAACTTAAGGTTGACAGACATCAGGGAATGCAGATAACATACATCCATTTAAACTGTACTCTGTTATAAGTCTTCTTGTCTTACAACGGCTAAATCGTTGAAATTCTCATAAATAACTTTCTTCTTGAGCATGTGATTTACTCAATTTCATAATGTGCGGG